CGCTTTGCCTTCGCCAAAAGCAATAGCAACATCAACCGCCTTTATGCTGCGCTCGTCCTTCATCAAGTGCCTAATTATGTTGGCACAATGTCCCTTGGCAAGGGTCAGCGGTTGCAGTCCGATGTCGGACTTTTTGGCAAGCCATAGGAGCCAATCCCCTCGGTGGCAGGTTGCAACGACTTCTTCTATCGTCTTGTTTCCTGCCCACTCAACGGCAGGCTTGCAGGCCTCTACGGATTGTAAGTATTGATTAAAGGTCATGGCTTCGATTTAAAAGCGTCAAAGATTTGGTTGAATAAACCAGCCCAAGGAAATCCCAAGGCTTGGCATAAATCGATGCACTCACCAACGGTTAGGTGGATGACAACGTTTTTCTCGGTCAAGGCTTTTATCAAGTCTTTTCCAAGGGTCGGCCACTTCTCTTTGTACTCAAGGAGTTTCTTAAACTCGTCTGCGTTCATTTGTTCCAGTAGGTTCATGGCTTTGCAAGTTGGTTTTGAATGAATTGGATGCCTTTCTCGAAGCGTGCAGGGGTCATGTGGTCGATGTCCTTCATAAACTTGGCCTGCTGCTCCTTTGGGAGTTTGTCAAGCAAGGCAAGGAAGTCGGCCTTAAGGGTTGCGGTGGTCAGTTCGTCGTAGGAAGGGACCAGTCCGAGTTTGTCGTTGAGGTCCAGCAAATTGGCGTTGGCGGGCTTGGGGACCGCTCCGTGCTTGCCTTTATAGACATCAATCCCAATCCCAATCCAAGAGGCGATTTTGGTGATGGCATCCGTTGTCGCTCCTTTGGCTGCGTCGCCGGGGTCGGAGTTGGTGGAGGATGCGATGCACTCGTAGTAGATTGCGTATTCGGGAACCGTGAAGATGGTCTTGACGACTGCCGTGTATTCGATACGCTCACGGCCTGCATTGGTGGTCGTGTGGACCGTTGTGATGGGGCTGGACAGGTCGGTCTTAACAACCCAAGTACCTACACCAAATACTTGGTTCAGTCGCTCGGTTACGAAGATTCCTTTGATAGTTGAGAGGCCAGCCATGCGAGGATGGGCCGCAATGGCTTCGGGTGGTAGAGGCTCGGCAATCTTGGCGAGTTGCTCCGGGGTTAGGGTTTTCATGGTTTTGAGGTTTAGTTGGTGATGAGTGCGAAGATGAATCTGCCGAAGAAGGCGATGCCGAGGCAGGCGGTCAGCAGGATGTAGCCCGTTGCGAGGGCTGCTTTGAGTTTGGCTTTGGTTTCGTGGTTCATGGTTTTGAGGTTTGAGGTTTAAAGAATGTGCGTTGGCGAGTCGCACCCCTCGGTTGGTTAGTTTCCTGATTGTGGGGCTACATCAATCGTCCAAACTTTTACTCCGTTTTCAATGGTTAAGGATTCGCCTACTTGCTTTAGTTTATTGGCGAACATGAATGCAAATACTGCGATAACGCTAAGGCGGTAGTCGCTGTAATCCCATTGCTTGTCGTTGATGCGGAAGATTTCGGTGGCTTGAGTTGTCATGGTTTTGAGGTTTTGTGGTTGGTTTGTAAAGCAAAGTTAATACGGCCCGACCCTATTTGTGCCATCTCGTAGCAAAAAAATTATTCATCCCCCGTTTTATTGCGATTTGGGGCTATTTCCATACATTTGTACAAACCTAAGCCATGCCCGAATACCACTCCCTCCGTCCCGCCAAGGCCCTGACAAACGCCCTTGAGAGGCTGATGATAGCCATCGACAACGCTGACCTTGAAGGCAACCACGCCCTGCTCTTGGAATATCGGAAAGCCTGCGAGTTACTGGGCTATGACCCGGCCATGGCTCAATGGCAGGGAACCAAGGAGGTCCACCTATCCAGCGGCCCCGACGTTGCCGATCCTGTTGCGGTCAACTACTTCCACAAATTGAACCCCGAAGAATGAATCGCACCATCACCCACCTCGTCGTCCATTGCACGGCCACGCCCAAGCATACGACCATCGCCAGCATCCGCAAGCACTGGAAGGAGGCTCTTGGATGGAAGTCGGTGGGATATCACAAAATTATAGACTCAACCGGGAACGTAACGGTCTTGGCTCCTGATAGTGCCATCACCAACGGAGTGCAGGGACACAACGCTACGAGCCTTCATGTGAGTTATATCGGAGGCAAAGACAAAGATGACCGAACTATCGGGCAGCGTCAAGCGATTGCCGTGGTGCTGCTTGATTGGCTCAAGAAGTACCCTACCGCAAGGATATGCGGACATAGGGACTTTCCGGGCGTTACCAAGGCCTGTCCCCAGTTTAACGCAGAGAAAGAGTACGGCTACCTATATCTAACTGCCAGCGGTGTAGAACCTGTCGCAGGGGGCGAAGGAAGCAAAGACCTGTAATTCGGGACCTCTGCGGTCCTTGCCTACAAACCTGCCTGCTTCGAGGGTCATCCAATATCCACCCAAAGGCTTCGGGCCTCTTCCACGCTCAACGTGAAAGCCCATGTACCCGTCGGCCCATTCTTCTTTGTACGTTGCCGTGCGGACTTGGTGAACAGGTTTCTGCAAGATTTGGTGAGTCGTACGCACATATCGGTTGACGATGTTTTGGTGATAGTAGAGTTCGTGAACGTGGCCCTGCCAAGTGCAGTCGTAGCCCTCAATGCTTGCAAGGATGCGTTGGTCTTGGATGACTCCCTTGGTTACGGGTCCACCGCCCCCGGAGCCGTGATAGTAGTGCATGATGAAGTTGCAGCGATGGTCCGGGTCGTAAATCATCTTGAAGTCAAGAACCCCGCCATAGCCCCCGACTTGAATGTCGGTCTTGCAGGTATGGTTGAGGATTGTGGCAAAGCGGAGCAGTATGTCCGTTTCTTGATGTTGGATGATGCTCGTTTCGTGGTTGCCGTAGCCAAGGACCAGCAGGAGGTCCGCATAGGGTCGGAACCATTCGACTGCCGTGTCAACGATGGAGTCAAGGTAACGCCCGTTGTTGTGTTCGGGTCGGATGTCGTCCTTGCTCCTGCGAGGGTCGCCCTTGCCTTGCATTAAACAAAAAAAGTCCCCGTTAACGAGGACTTTCGCACCCCTGCGTCTTGCTTCTTCGAGGTGGTTGGCAAGCAATGCCCTGTCGCACTTGGGGTTGTCCCAGTGCAGGTCGGATAGCAGAAGAAACTCTTGGGTCCGTCCGCACTCAATTGCGTGGACGTTTTTGGAATGCTTGGTTACTTTCATACGAGGTTTTTAAGTTTGGCATTCTCGGCTTGGAGGGAGTGGATGGTATGCTCCATTTCCTCAAGTCGTTGACGCAAACTTACGACCTCATTGCGAAGTTGTGTTAATTCCTTGTTTTGTGACTCGCTGGTAGCCTGCCACATAGCGAGGACCGCTTGGGCTTGACGAACTTGCAGGGAGTCCGATTCGACACGGCCCTTGGTGAACCAAGCGACCGCTCCACCGACGATTGCTGCAACGCTCCCGACGATGGTGGTTTCTATCAGGTTCATTACTTGTTCGGCTCGCCCTTTGTTTTATCTAAGGCCATCCAACCAACTGACAATAGGGTCAATACGGAACCGATGATTTCGGTAAGGGTTGCTGCATCGATGATGCCTTTGGCGACGAGGGTTCCACCGATGAAGGTCAAAAGGTGGCGAAGTAAAGCGATGACTGCTGATTTCATAAAAGGGAGTTTAGGGGTTTCGTTGTTGCGTTTGCGGAATAATCTCATTTGCTCTTGGGTTTGTTGGCGTTGTAGTCGGCTTCGTATTGTTCCTCCCAACCTGCAAAGGCGTGGACACCGCAGGGTTCGGGCCAAGTTTCGTACTGGGTGGCATCTTTAGGTGCGTCGCCCTCCCAAAGGATGTCATAGCACACAAGGCCGTCCAAGACCCCAAGAGCCACCGCAGCGGTCGTGCCTGTGCATAGAGCCAGCACCTTGTCAGCGTCGGCCTGCTTGGGGAATGCGTACTTGCGGAAGGTAGCCATTAGAGGGTTGACAATGCGATGAGTTCGGCGTTGGTTAGGCGAGAGGTGTAGATTGCAGCAGAGCGGATGTTTGCGTTCCAAAAGAACGAGGATGTGCCTGTTGTTTCGTTTTTCCCAACATTTATAGCAGTCAATGAACTGGGAAATGTTCCTGCCGTTGTCCCTGAAACTACTGCGCCTCCATCTAAACTTGCGAATAAAGTACCGCTGACACCGCTTTGCTGATACGCAAAGGCTACTTTATGGTAACCAGCCGATATCGGATTTGCGACAATAACGCTCGTTCCTTGCACCTGAACATACAAGATGTTGTTAAGAGTCCAAACAAAGACTCGATTCGTTGTGGTGTTGTCACTTAAAGCAATCAACCGCCTTTCCGCTGTGTTGGTCTTGTATTCAAACTCCGCATAAATCGTCCCCTGCGTCTGCCCGATGCATCCGCTGACTGCGCCTGATAGGCTTATCACGTCTGCGTTGCGGGTTACCGCTGCGGTGGTTGTGGGGATGTAGGAGGTTGCGATGGAGCCTGCCTCCATCTGCGCTCCCCAAGTGTATGCGGTTAAGTTGAGTGCGCCTGATGCGGGCCAAGTAACGTCGTTGTTTCCTTCGGCAAGGCTAAATGACACGGTTCCTGACAAGCCGCCCGCTGCGATAGTATAAGGCGCAGAAATGCAACGATACCAGCCATTGCCGTAATTTTCAATGGAAGCCCCCGATGTTAAAGCCGTACCACTTGCAAGGTTGAAATAAGATGCTGCAGTTCCACTTGCCCCTGTAAATAAAGCAAATGTAATGGCACAAAAATTCAAAGGATTAGTCGTTCCTGCCTTAACAAATAAACTAAAGCGATAAGTCCCCGAAGCACTAACACCAACCCCCGACCCCGTATATCGAGTGCTTTGGTTTGCAGCAATACCCCCAACATATTTGTTTATTGAACCGCTTGCTCCATCGGGTGCAAGGAAGTCCGTGCTGCCCGTTGTTAAAGCAACACCGCCTGATACGGTTGGAGTGTCAAACTGATTCATCAAATTGACATTTGGTGCAAAGTTGGTCGCAGCAGGCTCCACCAACAACGCAGGGCATCCAGCCGTTCCTCCGCTCGTGTAGTAATCCAACCTCGGAATCCCCGAAGCCACCGACTCAATCAACCCGTTTGCATTCACACGGGTCGCAGTCGTTGCACGGGTTACATTGAAGTCCCCCGATGCACCCAAGACCACACCGCCCGAAGTGGTTGCTAAGGGAGTGTAGAGTTTGCCCGTCTTAAAGCGTGCAGGTACTAAAATCAGCGATGGTGTCGGCATTGTTAGAAGTTGTAAATAACTGCAAAGCGATTGAAGAGGCACGCATTAACGGCAGCCTCGGCAGCGGTAGCCCCGTCAGCCGTAGCCCTTGCGTTGAACAAGGCCCACACCCCAGCAGCGACTCCGCCTTGGAGCATGTTCGTGGGATAGCCGTAGCCGTAGCCTATCAGCATTAGAGGAAGGTATAACCGATAACCGAACCAACCGAAGGAGTAACGGCCGTAATCTTACCTCCGTTGCGTCCTGAAATCACGATGCCAGCGGATAGCGATTTGCCACTAAAGTTGTAAGCGGTTAGCAGGTTTTCGCTTCCAGTTCCAGTCAGGGTTGTAAAGGTCGCAGCGGTGTTGACTACAAGGAAGTCGTAGTTTTTGCCTGTAACGGCAGCATCGACAAACTCCATCGTACCACCTTGGCCGAGCATTTGTTGCAGAATAGGTGTAGGCATTTTTTAGCGTTTAATTGTAAATGTAGATTAGACTGGAATTTCACAAACCGAATGGCCGTAAGGGATCTCAAAGGTCATCGTCGCCTGCCACCCTGCCGTGCGGTCATCCCGGCTCTCTACGAAGCGGGTAAGCGATACGCTGGATGAGAGGGTCCAGTCTTCGCTTGGGTCGTTTGTGAGGGCTGATATGAAGTCCTGTGCGATTTGTAACTGGTCGCTTAAGACCTCATCCTCGTTGTCCTGCCAACCCAGCGTAGGGCTTCCCGAAACCACTCCACCCATCGGTTTGATGGATTCAACACGGTCAGAAAAGTAAACCCCAACCACCAAGTCCAAAGTACCAGCGTCAGTACTTGCAGACTGAACGTCCGCAAACACGAGCGGATAGACGATACGCTCACGGCTTGGGGTTCGCAGGTTGATGGTGTTGTCCGTGCCTATCGCCAACGGGTCCCCTGTTCCGAACGAGTTTACTTGCGGATGGTTGTTGGCAAGGTCCAGCAGGGCCTGCTTGATTTTTATCCAAGACATAGTTTTGCAGTTTCAGTATGTTCTTCTTGTGTGCGCCCATCGTTAGCAGTCATTACACGCCCCGAATTGACCGTAAGGGTAGGGGTAGTCAAGGTTGCTGATTCCCATTCGCCTGTTTCGGTCCAAGACCATCCCGGTGCGGTAGTTGGTGGCGTTCGGGTAGATGGTATCCAAAGCAGAAGGAGGCGAGTTCCACAAGGGGTATGAATTGCGGTTCTCCATCAGGTATCGGGTGATGCGCTCGGAATACCACTCGGCATCGTTCTTGACCTTATCGGTCAGCCGGGTAATCTCTTCCATGCTCATTTGGGAGGACTCTTCGCTCGTTCTACGGACCATCCCCTTGTTCATGTACTTAAACGCAAGAACCATGGGCAGTTCGTAGTAGAGCCATTGAATCATAGCCGGCTGGATGTAGTCCTCCAAGAGCGTTTGGTTCAGGGCAGACGTTGAACCGCTGACCACTTGGCTGACGAGTTCCCCATACAACGGAGAGCCAACGATTGGCTGAATCCGCATCTCCTGCACCTTGACAACCGTTGGACGGATTTGGGTGTAGGATACGTTCTCGTTGATGATGCTATTGTCGAGCAGCGTTTCTTCGCTTATGAATAGTGCCTTCATGCCTTGCTGATTTTATTGCCTTTGCGGATAACGAGTTGCTGCTCCCATACGTGCCTGCATTGTGGGCGATTCACTCCGCTCGGTGTGTGATACCAACCGCCTCTGCGATTCCATACCGAATATCCCATGATTGCAGAAATCCCGTCGATGTCTTCCCGTGTGTAAACCTTCCCCTGCCCTGCCAAGTCCAACATGACCTTGCAGAACTCACGGCTGGAGCCTTTGTCCTTGTTGCTGAAACCTGTCGCCCATGCGTACTTGTAGCGGACTTCCAAGACTGGCTCGGCAACTTCCTTCACGTTCTTGGGAAGGTTCTGCTCGGCTATCTTGTCCACCGCCCGGCTGATAGGGTAGCGGTCCTTTGTGATTAGGTAGGCGACTCGCTTGGCGACCTTCGCCTTGCTGACCCCGAACTCCTTTGCCATTTCTTCAACGCTGGCATCCCGGTTCTTCTTGCGATACGCTTCAATCTTGAGGTCAAGTTCCTTTTCTTCTTCGCCCAGTTCGGCAAAGGCCTGTCGCACTTGGTCGTCTAAATCGGTGTCGAACCGCATCGGCTTGGAGTGCATCACATGGTAATCGTCTGCATGGCTTCCAAACTTACTTGCAACCACTTCCAAGACCTTAAATTCTTCTTCGCCCCATCCGTAGTCCTCGTCGTCTTCTTCGCCCCACGTAGGCTCGCTAAACTCTTGGGCCTGAACGCCCAGCATCGTGTCAATCTCTTGGGCTGATAGACCGAAGCCGGCTGACAACATGGTCCGAGCCATCTCCAGCGTGATTTTCTCCTGCATATACTGCCTGACAATACGCATCAGGTTTTGGTACTCACGGCCTGACAACTTCTTGATGTTGTCGTTGCTCTGCAAGGCTTCAACGGCTTGCGGTTGCTCGTCGGGTTGGGGGTTAGGACCAACCACGTCGGCAGGTTTCTCCAAGGGTTGCAGACCTGCCTTTTCCCGAAGTTCGTCTTGGGTCATTATCTGCAACAGGGCTTGTTCGCTTAGTCGCTCCGTGATGGGTTCCACCGGGATCAGTTCCATCCCTTCCACGCCATTGAAGGATCCCAAGTAGTTGATCATCCGCTCAACCTTGCGCACCCGGTCGTTGACGTAGGTGGCCTTGAATAGTTCGTATGCCTCGACCAATTCGTTGCGACCACCCAATTGGCCCTCGGTCTTCACCCCGAAAAGCATCGGGTTGGTTACACGATGGGCGATGAATATCTCTTGCTGAATGGCCTTGTTCAATATCTCGAACTGCTTATCCATGTCGCTCGGAGTGAGCGGTTCCAGCGTCGGGGCCTTGGCTGCATCGTCGTTGAAGGTTACAACGAAGCGACCAGCGTTATCCGTACCGCTGAACTTGCGTTTGATTTGACGCTCGATATCGCCCTGTTCTTCGGGGGTTGGGATTCCGTTGTTGAAGTTTATCAAGTAACCGCCCCAAAAGTTGTTTCGCAGGTTGTTGTTGTGGAAGTTCGCCACTTGCACGTCTGCTTCAATCCAAGCATTCCCCCCGATGTATTCCGGCAAAGGATAGTGCTTCACGCCTGCTGCGTACACCCGATAGTAGAACAACTGCTTTCCGAGGCGATTCTCCGGGTCGAATGCAGGAATCTTCTCGATGTCCCCGACCTTGGGGAACAACTGCATCATGTCGTCGTTGTACCAGTCAGCGACCTGAAACATCTTCTCCTCCTTGTCCACCCGGATTTTCTCAAAGGGGATGTGTTCCATCTTGGCGATGGTCCCAAGTTTGGACCAAGTAACCGCAACCGCAAAGCCGTTGAAAATCTCCAAGTCCAAGACCAGTTTCTCCGTGATGTCGTTCAGGTCCTCGGTGCTTGACATTCCATCGAAGAACTTGATGAATCGGGCCTGCTGCTCTACGGTCAAGTCATCCCCTGCCTGCCAGCCTCCGCCCATGATGTAGTTGACCTTGCCATTCACGATAGCATTGTGCTTGCTGCTCCTGCGATAGTTGTCCAGCAGGTAGTAGGGGTATTCGTTCGCAAAGCCGTAGGTGATGTACTTGCCGGAGCGGTTCTCCAGCATGACTGGGACCTTATGCTCTATCCCAAGCCATTGGGTAAAGTGTTGAGTAGATTTATTACTCATAGCGTTACTGCGGTAAAGTTGAGAGACTGAATCGTGATGGGTTCAGCAGAGTTCTTTGAGTTGACCATGATGGTAAAGTCATCGTTGACCGCTGCGGTGAGGTAGGCTTCAAAATAGACCGCATGGCCGTTGTCGTGGCTCATTGTAACCCCTGCCTTGCTGGATGCTATCGGTGTGCCTCCCTTGGCGATGTACCAGTCAAATTCCCTGTTGTTGCTTGCCGAAAAGGTCATATTTGCAGACACCTTCAACGCAGCTCCAGCGATGCCTGTGTAGGTAATCACGCAGGTGCTTTTGTTAATCGTAAAGTTGTAGGTTGACAAAATCCCTTCGTCCATCGCAATCGTCAACTTGACCGCTGAATTGCTTGTTGGGGTGAAGTTGGTATTGGATGCAACGGTCAATGAGCCAAAACCCCGTTCCCGGTTCAGGGTCGCAGTATCAGCAAGGTCGTCAAATAAACCGCCCACCCGTGCAGCGGTGTTCGCCCCGGCAGCGGTTTCGTTGGTAATGGTAGCAGCACTCCCTTGGAGTTGGCTTCGTGTTTGTACGCTCATTAGTCAAAAGTTGAATCAAAAGTGGAATCAAAGACACCCTCATCGGATGCCCCAAAGACAGTGTACTGGATGGAATTGGAGTAGGTGTTGAAGCCTATCGTTGCGGTTTGTATAAATGCCAAGCCCGTTTCAACGACCGCCAAAGCAGCGGCAACCGTGCTATTGGTATCGTAAACTTCGTAACGATACGAGCCTGTTTCAAGCGACCCCACGGCAATCGAAAATTGGTCATAGCGGTTG